CGGGGGTAGGGCAGTGGATGTCTTCGCCACTTTCTTTCCCAGCTTTATGTCTAATAAATTTTTGCATTACGCGGAATGCATTTATCTGTGGGGATGACACAATTTTCGGTTTTGATGATATGATAGAAGCTACTAACTATGAGCAGCGTTTAAAAAGTATTAATGGGGAACTAAACCCCAAGATGAACTTTATATCACAAGATAATTTTCTATTTACCGAGAATATATTTAATCGTTATACTGGACATAAGCCCTTTGTTAAATTAAAACAAGTGGCTCCACCAGGAAGAGTAGGAGATGTTCCTTCTTATGGTGAAATGTTTACTAATTATCAGAATACGTATGGGGATAATGATTGGCATTATAAACTAATGTATCAACGCTATAAGTATATATATGATTACTTTGAAGCACTTGATTTAGATATATCACTTCCAATGCACTTGGGAGGTTTTAACCTTCCTTATACACAGAGTAGTGATCGTTTATTGCGTGCACTTTATGATGGACTTACTCCACCTAGTCATGCATTTGGAACTAGAAATTTCTCGGCACAATTGGCAAGAAGATTCCTTTCCTTTTATCCCTTGGTACAAAGCGAAACGGGCACAACGTTACGAAAAGTAAGACAGGAGTATACTACTATGATACAGACTGTCTTTAATCTCTTTAAGTTAGAATTACCTTATTCAGAGAAGCATTATAAAATGCAGGCTATTCGTTTATCAGCGTTGTTGCTACCTTATTTTGATTATGGCTTGCAATATCCTGATCGTGATACTATGATCAGGGATATTTCTGAGAGGCTTGATGGTCCAAGGATAATTGATCCTAAGATATCAATGGCAAGGCGGAATTTGAGGTCACGCGATTCAATTGGTCTTCTACTAAACCCATTGGGAATGGAAGAACAGAATTCTATAAATAAACTTTTTGAAGCAGGCAGTCCGGATTATGCTCCTGGCTCACCACAATACAATATTGGTAGCCCTGAGTACTTTCCTAGTATGGACATTACCTAAAATCTCGTGGGTGGAATAACATTACTTTATTGATGATCATGCTCTGGTGGACTACTGTCCTGGTGTTTGAGATGATTTCATCAAGCATGCCGATGAGGGTAGAAATCAACGACTTAGTAACGATTAGTGAACGAGATTGGGGCTCCTT